CTCGAAGAACAGGTATATCATCCTGTCCCTTTATTCTCACGTCGAGGTTACAGAAGGACCTTATTGAAAGGTCTTTTAGGAATTCTTGAATTTCTTCTGTTAACCAGCTACACTTTTCGGTGAATTTGAACTGAGTACGCTTAAATAAGCACTCGAGAGCATGCTTGGTTGCCCACAGATAGATATTATCAGTGGCAGCCTCGTAGTCTCCCGAGACCCAGCATTCACCTCTTTTTAAGTTCGGAAGTGATCGGAGTGATTCGATAGGCTCGACGCCCCCAATAAGTTCGAAAGTCGGCAACTGACGCATAGCGTCATGCCAAGCTTTTTGAACGGGGCGGAGCAGGTTGAGGTTCCAGGATTGTCTTGTTATAATTCTGACTTTTAATGGTTCTAACAATCCTACCGGGCAGGCAATCTCCCTTTTGCCTGACCCTTCTCGGTTAGCGGTATGCATGTAATACGCTTCAGTGAGCATGAACGACATGATTTCATCCCATGTCGTGTTCGTAAACTTTGAGATATCGGATGGACTGAATTTGTCCAACTTCTTCTCAAGGATATCGATACGAGACATGGTACGAAAGGCTCCGAACTCATCCTGTCCCCAGGATGAATTCTGAGACGTTTTCGCGTCATTCATAAAGAGCTCACGTACATAGGCCTGCACCCCGCCGTCAGTCTTGGTGTTTTCCACACAAGACGAAACGGATGGGGCAAAGGGCTGTGTATAATCAGCAAGCATCGAAGAGGGCAGATTATCTATCTCTTTTTCAATGGCTCTCATGAGTTCATTTTTAAAGGGAAAGTAGACTGGATCCTCTCTCTGCAGTGACTTTGAATATTTCTCTAACTTCTCGTCCACAAATGATTGTGGAACTGAAGGAAAGAGGCGTTTTGAATAGGTCATAATACCCGCTAACCTAATGATTCTTTTGCCAAAGCGGCCACCTGAACCAAAGGTGTTTTGGAAGTAACTTCTCGCATGTCGTGTCATCACATGATATGGGGGCTCTGGCATGCCAGGGGGGAGGTCATCACCTATCGAGAACGGTATCCAGAAGGATAAAAAGTTCTTAATAAAGGAGACGACGTCACCTATCTCGCATAAGCCATATACCGCCACACACTTTTCAACGTCAAGTACGCTAGTGAAGTGCCTTCCATAGAGGCACAGTGTTTCCACCATGCCTCGGTCGCATTCCTGAAGGAATGCGACTGGGGTAACAATCTTGGACTGTGCTGGAGTTTTTCCACGCTCCATCACAGTCCTGAGCAAAGACTGTTGACCCGGTCTTGCCCCCACCAAGGGGCGCCGGTGTCGACTGGATTTGTTTCCAGACCGTGGGTGCTCAAACCCACTGGATATAACTGATTCT